CGAAGGATAAGAACAATACTTCGTTATTATCCTTTTGTCCAAAAGCATAATTAATCATTTCTGGGTTGTTCGGGTCTTTATGGAAAGCAAATCTATTTTGGTATTCGTTAGTAAGATTGAATACTTGCTCTATGTAAGCACAACCCGATGAATCTATAGAGTTTGATGAAACGTGAAGGATTACTCCGTCCTTCATTGAAGAGAATACGGTGTCCTTCAAGTCAGAGGTTATTACTGGCTTTACGTAACCTATGCCATCTGAAGACTCGGGGTCGCCGGGATCCTGTAAGTTTAGGATAGGGTTTTTTCCTGTCCAGGAGGGGAGGTTGGCGAAACCTTCACCTCTCGCTTGTCCTGGGTTTACCGCGTCTTGTATTGTTAGATCGGTTGTGTATCTAAAATCATTGTTGTACAGTTCGCTTTGATGCTCTAAGAAACTTGGGTTTTTTAGAATTTGCTTGTCTTCATCACAAAGTTCTAACCTAACAACATCTACAAAAGGGTTTTGATAATCTTGTTGCCACGGAGCAAAGTTTGAATCGTAGAATGTTCTTGAAGGAAAAACAAACTCTACAAAATACTCTTTATTTTTTTCAAACAGAGCATCTTTTTCGTGACCTTGTATTTTGAATTTGTATTGTTTTACGTCAAAGTAATTATCGTGTTGAACAACATGTCTTGTATTTGATTGAATATCTGTCTTTGAAACAAACCGTCCTGAGGCGAAATCGTAGTATTCAAAAACAATACCGTCTCTTCCTCTTGCCACTCTGAAATCGAACGTGGCATCTTTTGCTTTAGCGTTTGTGTATAAAAAGTAAACACCACCAAGACGAATATTAGCGGACTGTCTTAGAGTTATTTCTTGCTGTCCTTTGACGACTTCAAACCGAGTAACTTTTCTAGTTCCCTCGGAAAAAATTTCTTGTCGTGTTTTTATGGAGGGGTTGTCAGGATCCTCTTTTGAGGAGTAAGTTATATCCCAATCTTCTATGTTTTCAAGCGTGGGTGATTTGAGTATATTAGCGTCTACTAGATTATCGTATTTCCATGAGTTGTAACTAAGTGATGAGAAACCATCCAGGATCGGAAATACATCATCATCACGCTGGTAAAGTAGATGATAGTTATAGCTTGAAGTATCTAAAGAACTGTAACTGTACCAAAACCGGGAATCTCTCTTATCATAATAGTCTTTCGCGCTTCCCAGCGTCATTGCCTGGATTTGGTAGCTTGATACAGAGCTTACCCCAGCAGGCATTCCATCGTATCCACTAGGATTGGGTTTGTACGTCATTATATCGGCAATGGTTTTTCTCATACCATCGACGATCATATTCTTATCTGAATAAAGAAGAGTGTCTTTATTCTTGTAAGTATGAATAATTTGTACATTACCCTGCATTGTCTTTGAATCCGAAATTACCGTTTGTTGCGGAGTGGCTGCCGCCCCAGTGTTCTAAGTATTCGCTTCTGGATCCTCCAGATAACATGTAGGTTCCAGATGAGTTCATTGCGTTTCTAGATGATTTGCTCACATTCAAGTCGTCAAAGAACTCAAACACATCTTGGAAGTTTTTCTTTGTGTAATCCTCCGCATAAATATTATATTCTTTATTTATCAAATTTACATTCAATAAAGTAATACCGTTGAACTCTCCTGTATTTAGAGGTTTGGAGAATTCTATGTAATAGACTGAGTTCTCATCATGAACGGGTCCGGCGGAGGCAAAGTATCCCCCTAAAGGACCAGACCTAGAAATAGACCTATATCCTAGAGGTGTTCTGCTGTTCAACGTGTGGAATTCAAAACTTTTTGTTTCAGGTCTAACTGAATCAAATTTTAGTTTTGTCCACTGGTCGTTGATACGCATTGATTTGCTTTCTTCCCATCTCTTGTTATTCCAGTTATAGGCCCAAGACCTACAGAATGATTGTTCCCAACCATTTCCTAAGAATGGTTTTTGTTCAACGACCACGCGAGCATACAACATCTCCTCTCTCAATTCAGCCAGGATTGTTTCTGCTACTTTTGCGGTAACAGAAACTTTGTAATTTTGATTAGGGAATAGTTTATTACCTTTAGATCCATTGAAGAATCTTCCAGTTTGATCTGCTTCTACTTGCTGAATTTTTAGGTTTTGTATTAATACCTCATGATAGTTAGGTCCGTCTGTATCGTTTATTGTTGGTGTTATCCATAACTCATATGAGTCTCCTTTTTCAAAGGAGTAATCTGTTATAAAATTAGCTTTGTAAATAGGAAATAGAGGATCGACGGTATTTACACTGCTTACTGCTGCGAATCCTCTTACGTTGGTAGCATAATACGTATCTCCGGCGAAAGATATCCATGTTTGGTAGATTTCATTCCAATATTTACTTTTTGTTGTATTTATAACGGCAAAACAACAAGATGCATCAGTAGAGCCTCCAATCAAATTTGAAGAAGCTTCAAAAGATAGTTGGTATCTCGTATTAGGGTCTAAAGCTCTTAAATTTTTTGGGGTTGTTTTATCTAAAGGAGATATATTAGAAACTAAAGCTGGGTTTTTTGGTCTTCCTATACAGGAATTGTAGCTGGCGCCCAACCCTCTTGCTTTAATGTATACTTTAGGTAAGCTACTTAAATCTGTGTTTGGGACGTACGCTATTGTATCCGCAACCGCTGCTATACGAAGTTCTCCGTATATTTCGGGGGTTCGATCATATGAAGTAAATTTCCACCCGGCTATAGCAGATGTGACTGGATCGTTACGTGTATCGTCAATAGGCGCGAACCTGAAATCGCCGTTGTATGCTAGATTCTTGTTTCCATCAAATGGAAACCGTACTCTAATTGCTTGCTTGGGGTCTTCAGTAGAACTTCTTTGAATCAAAGTAATTCCGCTTGAAGCATAAAGATCCACGTTGTATTGACTGCCTGGGTAGTTCCATACTGCGATAGAGTTTACGTTTGGAGCAGTAAAAGAGACGCCCGATAAGAGAGTATCATTAGAAAACTCTAGAACATTAGGACGTTCGAATGTATCCAAAGGATGTTCGTAAGTTCCGAATGCCTGTCCTTGTAGAATTCCTGATTCTAGGTCTCGTCTACTTCCGTCAGTAGGAATAAATATATTTCTATCTGAGATGGCTCTTGTAGCTACAACAGAACTCCAACTAGGATAAGAATTTGAAATAGTATTTGTAGAGTTTTTGAATGGTGCGGAAGATGTTTCAAATACTATGTTTCCAGCTATAGTAAAATCATTGTTCAAGAAGCCTGGCCCGAATACATGGGATAGTATATTAAATCCTCCGGCATACCTGGTAAATTTAGTTTTGGTATTCGGTAGAACCGTGTTTCTTAGTTGTCTTTTGAATTTTGTATTATATTCGTTGTACAACTTTATAACACCAGTTCCAAACTTGAAATTCTTATAGCCTTCGTTGGTAAATCTCAACCACCTATCATCATATTTTCCTCTTCTAATAAAGATTTCTGTTAACGCACGAAGTATTTGTGAACCGAATACGTCACGAAGAGAGTTGAAGCTAGATGCGTTTGGTTCTATATCTGTTATATTTCTTACTGGGAAGTGTGATGATGCTTCGTATCCAAAATAAGAAGTTGATGATGTGTTGTATTGGCTGTAAACACCAGAGAACTGTCCGCTGGTATCTGCGTAGGCTTGTGCTGAAAAGTTGAATCCTTTGGGGAAGAAGCCGGATACGTGTAGCCCTCTTGTGGGGTTGGTTGATGATGCAGAGAAGAAATCAGTAGGTGTGGGCTGATTGAGTCCTCTTCTGGTGTTTGACCATCCCGTAAATTTATACTTCAGATTTCTTCTTCTTCCAGCGGTTCTGTATGATTTTTGATTATACTTTATTGCGCTTACAGATTGACCGTCGTCTGTTTCTGTAGCTCCGTTCCAGGCGGATACCTGAAAATCTGTGGTGTGTACCGTAGCGGAAGGAATGAATCTTCCTTGTTTTGGGTTGTATATGCTTGGACCTATTCCTACAAAATCTCCTGTTCCGCTGAACAGAGGAAATCCGTCATATGAATAGGAACTGTTTAGCTGATCCATATCAGACTGGATCGTGTTTACTACCTCAATATCAAGTGATGAACTGTTTGGGTAGTAATCCTCAAAGAAATCTTTTCCTACAAAAATCTTGTTCAGTACGTGGAACGGTGCGAACTGCCTAAAAATGTCTACAATAACTGGAATTGCTTTTCTTCCCAGTTTTGTTTCAGCGACATTTACATAATTATTTGCAGAGAACTCTATTTGATCGGCGTCAAGCTTTGTATGGACTTCAGATGATTTTGAGTTCCAAAAATCAAATACAGACATCCCCTCAATATTACCTTCCCTGATTATTTTTCCGTAGTTATAAGGAAGTTGTAAAGAAGAGGTCATGAACTTGAATGTTTGGTTGGAACCATATCCAACTTCATTCAAACCGACTTCACCTTTTATACTTACTGAATCAGAAATATACTGAGCTATTGTGTGAGCCGTTGATGTTTCTAAACCAAGACCTAAGCTGTTCTGTGGTCTTGCTAAAAGACTAGAAAAATCTTTTATGATGTTATCGGTAAAAAGGCAGTTTTGATAAAATCTGTGTTCTTCCCACGGAGGTATAGGTATGTTTTTTCCTCTGTGAAAGTATGATGGGGTTTGAGAATTTGCACTTACCTGAGACTGTAAGAAGAAACTGTCTTTGTAATCCTGTCTTCCTATGTTAAGGAAATTATGTTTTCTGTCTAGATAAAGAAGAATGTAATCTACTAAAAACCTTGCATTATTGTCTGGGTTATTTCTATCAAAATTGGTTAGTTTAAAATCAAACCCAGATGCTTCTAGACAAGAATTCCACTCTTTTGCTATTTCAAATATACCAAGAGGAGATTTTCCAAAATCAGTTTCTGTTTTTATGACATAGTAAATTAGATTTGGAAAGTAAGACTCCCAAAGCTCCTGAAGACCGCTAACATCATTCCCTGGAGAATAGATGGAAGACGGTATGATCATATTCACCGCACTATTGAGAGCCTGTCTGGTTCCTTTAGCTTTGTACAGGTAAATAGCCTGTTTTAGCTGCTCTCTCCACTTATCTGGATCATCACTAAAGAAAGTCCACCCTAAGTATCTTCCAAGATATTGAAGGAATTCTTCTGGGCACTCTTCTATATCAAGAAGGAATTGAATATCTCTGACTGTATTCTTTACATCGTAAAATGCGTAAGCGATTGCTTTTAGCATTTTACCCATCGGACCCTTGTTCTCCATTCTTTGAACGTTGAGTCCTAGAAGAGAAGCATTTACAATGTCTCGGAAATAAGTGGAGTTAGGGTCTTCTTCATTTACCCAAACATTGATTAGCGTATCTAATGAGCTTACTAGCTGCCCTCCAGAAGCCCAGTAATTATCTGAGAATGTGGAGGATGGTGAAGAGAACGGTGAGGGTAGAAGCGTATTGGCTACTTCATTCCAGGGAGCTTGTCCTCCTTGGATATTCAAGCCAAGCCATTTGAAGAGCATTCTAACTCCGTCAGAAGTCTTCAGCGTTTTTCCATAGAATAGCTCCTCGTTCAGAGAGCTTGCTAGAACAGAGCTTGGGCATATACTCGCGGCACTGTTTATTTCTCCGCTGGTGTTCAGCAAGTATACCCAGCCTAGTTTGCTAAGAAGTTCATCTTGAACTTTTGCGACAGTGTTGGCTTCTGTGTTTGTTGTAGCAGAATATGATTGAGCAAATGATGTAGCTACATTGTTCAGAGCAAACTTTGGTAAAGCAGATGTTATTATGAACGAGCTGAACTCAGATACACTTTTGAAATCTTTGAATCCTTTTCCTAGTGGAACTAGTACATTATTTTCGAAGTCTCGTGGGCTGCATTCAGATTTTTTGTTGAATGGTACGAAATAAGGTATGAAGGCTTGGTTCGAACTGAATGTGGAGTAATCTACTTTATTTGGAGCAGAGATCAAAGAAGATGCGTTTTTTGCTACATATAGAATTTTAGCTAATACATTGTACTGTAGATCTTCTTCCTCACCAAACAGACGGTACTCTGTTTCGTCATAGAACTCCGGTACTATACGCTTAATTATCTCAATGTAATTAGCTTTTACATGTGCTTGTTTTGGTCCAGTATCAGATGCCATTATACAAACTCTACTACGAATTCAAAATTGTTCAGTTGAACTATTTCATTAAAATTGACATAAATATCTTTTTCTATATTGTCTACCACAAAGAACCTTATTTCAGGAACTTTCAACATGAAGTTTTGTAAATCAGCTAAAGAAAGTTTTTGTCCAAAAGATCTGTTATCAACATTGAAGTATTCAGTCAATGCGTTGGCGGCTTTTTGCTTGATGTTATCCTCGAATCTTTGATTAGATCTATCAATGGATAAAGTGCATACTAAATCTACTGTTCGAATAACACCATCTGAAATTACAATATCATCTGTTAGCATTTTGTAGTTAGAAAAATAATCGAGAAGCTCTTTTTTCATAGCTACCGAAGCTCTTTCTAGCTGAGTGTCAGAGGCTTTACTGAGAACAAACAAATCTATGACGTTAGCGGCAGCTCCGTTTTTTCTCAGAGATGCCATAGCTTTCGCGGTAGTTCCGGTTGATCCAACAAAACTATTTGCAAGAGTATTGTAATCTTCTCCTGTAACTGCTCTGTATTGTGTTCGGAAGAAGTATGGGGCGTATCTCTTAGCGTGATCAACAGTCTCTGCTGGTGCGCCGCCAGTTGCTTTTGTGATGTTTTCTATTTTGGCTGTTACAGGAACAGTACTGTTTGTTACAATAACATCTTGATTGATGATACCTCTGGATACATTTCCGTTCGACCCAGATCCTCTTCTGTAGGTAACAACATAGGAAGCTCCAGGAGTAGGGAGTCTTCCTCTTACGCCATCCCCAAACTTTAGAATAGCTCCGAAATTATCAACATACTCTTTTTCGAATACTGGTTGGCTTCCACCAGAGGCCACGAAAAGATTTGATATTTCATTATATTGTGTTCCACCGTTCTCTGTAGATGATACGCCAATACTTCCCTCAATAACAGGACCGTTTGTTAGTTCGATTGTTTGTCTGGAAACATCACCTCTAAAAGATCCAGTTTGTGATTGTAAGGATCCTTCAAGAAGAATCAGATCTACATAGTTATCAGTAAAATCACTTGAATCAATAGTTAAGTCTGTATTGAAAAGATCTAAAGTTCCGTTAGCCTGTTGTTTGTTTATGGTGTATGTTAGGGGTAAGCTGCTTCTTTGGTTTGTAACGTTTATGGTTCTTGCGGCGCTTGATATTGTTACAGTAGCTGGGGTGACATCATCTGGAAGTGTGAGACGTCCTGTGGCTTTAGAAGCTGTTGGACCTTTCATTGATACTCCGATAAGTTTCAACAGCCTTTTTAGGTTGTTGGCATCCTTCACGGTATCGATATACATTTCATTGGCAGTCATATCAGCCCGCAGAGTAAGAACAGAAGCCATGTAAGCAAACATCTCCAACAGCATCTGTCCTAAATCAGAGGAAGCAAAGTTATTGTAGTCAGTAGGGTATACAGCCTTCAGATAGTTCTGTAGCGCAATTCGATAGTCATCAAAACCTTTTAGGTTATAGTCAATAAGATCTGGTTTTCTATCATCAGGAACATTTCCCAGTTTTAGAAAATCAGACTCAATTGTGCCGTCAAAGCCTGATACGTTGTACAGACCTCTAAAATATCTTGAGTAATTTTGTTGTGTCATACTATAAGCTCCACTGACTCCCCGTTCAGAAGGTCATCCTTTGATGTAATAAACAGTTGAATTATTAGTTTACCGTTTTCGGTATCAGATATAAGATTCAGGCTTTTTACAATAACTCTTGGTTCGTATTTTTCAATAGCTTGTATTATTTGTGTTCTAAGAATATTTTCTAGGTTTGCGTCAAATTGTTCAAAAACAGAATTTCTTAAATCAGTACCATAGTCTGGACGCATAACACGAGAACCGCGTGATGTCATGATAAGTTGAATCACATTATCTCGTAAAGCTCCTAGAGACTCGTTCTGGGTAAGATATCCTCCTACACCATCCAATCTCATAGGAAATGCAAGCCCAAGAATATTTCTTTTTCTTTGGACGTTCAG